CATCGCCCGCTCTACACCCGCACGGGCCGCAAGATGAAATATACGGCGGACTTTGCTTATGTTGAAGACGGCGTTGAGGTGATCGAGGAGTGTAAAGGCCACTGGACTCGTGACTTTGAAGTTCGCTATGCGGTCGCCATTGCGATGGGATTAAATCTGCGCGTGACCTAGAAAACGCTTTATTTGATCTTGAATGAGGTATAGAAAAAGAAATGGGCAGGGAACGCGCTAACGTTCAACCTGCCCTAAGTAAGCTGCAGCAGAGGGAGAGTCTGCTGGTTATCGGCAAGCGCAATGCGAGTGCGCTGATCGCAGTTCTACACTGCGTGAGGCAACTCCACAACACCAAGGAGTGCCAAGATGCACAGTTTCGACCCAGACATAGCGCAGCGCGTGGGCGTCCATGCCGCTGTAATCTACCAGAACATTTTCTGGTGGACCCAGAAGAACGCTGCGAACGGGAAGCATATCAAAGATGGGTATGTTTGGACGTTCAACAGCAGAACGGCCTTTGCCAAACTTTTCCCATATCTCACCGAAAGCCAGATCAAGACGGCATTGCAGAAACTTTGTGAGAGCGGGCTGGTCATAAAGGGCGAATACAACGCATCAAGTTATGATCGAACAAACTGGTATGCGCCGACTGAAAGCGCAAAATGGATCAACTTTGCCATTGGTCAAGAATCGCCAATGGGCTGGTCAGAAAAGGCCAATGGGCTGGTCACTGAGGGCCAACCTATACCAGATATAAACACAGATCATAAACCAGTTGGTAAACAAGGTAAGGCGGTCAAGCCGCCTGTGATCAATGAAGCCTCAGAGATTTTTGATTGTTTGACAATGTGGGCTTCAGAAGCTGCTGCCAAAAGTTTCATCGAGTATCGCAAGAAATCCAAGAGCAAAGGCTTGACCCTAACCGCAGCCAAACGGCTTGCATCCACCTTACAGGAGATTTTCAATGCAGGAGAAAACCCCGATGACGCACTTGGTCTCGCAGAAGAACGCGGATGGCAGACAGTCAAGGCAGATTGGTATTTCCAATCTCAGCGGACCCCTGAGCGAGGAAATGCTAGACAAGGGTCTGGCATGGCTGCGGCGTTTGCCAGCGTTGCAGCCGACATCGTTGCCAGAGAAAGAAGACGTGCTGAGAATCCAGAAGACCTTAATGACGCCAACGGATGGGGTGTGGATGGTTGCTAGGGTCGCTGCGCTTCTCAGCCCGTATTACGAAAAAGACATCCCACAGGCCGTGCGAAAGATGGAAGCCGAAGATTGGGAACAGGCTCTCAGCGGCTTTCCTCAGTGGGCCATTGAACGCGCCGTGCGCTGGTGGAAGTCAGATGCCAACACAGACCGCCGGAAACGCCCGCTGGAAGGCGACATCGTGGATCGGTGTAGGGTTGAGATGGACGGCGTGGCATCAGCGTCTAAGGTGCTGGAGATGAAGCAGCGCGGCGCAGAGCATAAGCCAGAACCGCGTGAACGCCTGACAGCGGACCGGGCTGCGGAAATCATGCGCGATGTTGGCTTTGGCGTGAAGCGGATGGAATGAAAATAATTGCGCCAAATGCAAGAATGTTGTTGACGGCGCATTGCAAGAACCGTAGGGTAAATTCAGAAGAAAAGAACAAGGTTTGGCAATACCGCCAACCTTTATAGAACCTGGGAGGTTCACATGGCTTTTTCTCTTTCCTCTGCTTGCTTCTCCATCGCACTGGCTGACAAGTGCGGCACACTGCGCCTAGTTGAGCGCGCCTCGCGCTTTGGCGACACATTCATCGCGATTTCCGATGAGTTCGGAATGATCGAAGTTGCCAATGACATGGCAGAAGCAAACCAGCGGGTGGAGAGACTGCGCCAACGTGCAGCCTAACATATAAACAGCCAGCCCTGCGGGGCTGGCGCTATCATCAACAAGGGAATGACAAAATGCTAACCATGACAATCGCTGGCAACGTAGGCAAAGACGCCCAGTTGCGAACCACGCAGGGCGGTGACCCAGTGCTGGGCTTCTCAATCGCCATCGACAACGGCAAAGACAAGAACGGCCAGAAGCGCGACAGCACTTGGGTGCAATGCAGCATCTGGGGCAAGCGGGCTGACAGCCTAAGCAGCCACATCGTCAAAGGCACGAAGCTGGTGGTGTCTGGTCGCCCCGGTGTTGACGTCTACGAAGGCAAAGGCCGTCTGACGCTATCGGTGCAAGACCTAACGTTTATGGGCGGCACGAAGGAACGCAGCGAACAAGAACCGCAGCAAAATGCTCGTGATGATTTTGAGGGGGATTTACCCTTTTGAGCGAGCGCATGGAATACAACATTGTTAAAGATAGGCGCGGCGTTTTGCACACGATGTTGGAGTCAATGAAACGCGGCGACGAGGTGGTTTATCACATCGGTGAATACGCCGCAGGAAAGCACAAGGCCGATGCTCTGGACCTTTACAACGAAGGCAAGTGCATCCTTTACCAGCGCAAGTTGGGTCCGGGCAAGTTTGCCTACATCGCCCGCAAGCCTCTGATGCTGTGAGGGATTGGAAAGTGGGTGATCCAGTAGGGACAGGCGAGGCATACTTGCGAAGCATAAACAGCAAGGAAGCCTACAACGAGGCCTGTAATGAGGAAATACTAGACAGCGCTGCGCGATACGCGATGGAACTGAGGACAGTTGAGGCAAGACGGGATTTCATTGCGACTTGGCCGGAGAGTCGGCGCAATGCACTCAAAGCGAAAATTAAAACTCTATGGGAGACACGGGAATGAGTTGGTTTAATAAGCTGCGTGGCAAGACACGCGCCGATATGATTGCGGAACACAACAATGAACTGGAGGTGCTGATAGGACACCGCGCCCCAGACCCCGACAAATACAAGATGCAAGATGAAATGAACATCATCCAGCACCAGCTTGGCTTTGAAACTTTTGGCAACGAAACCCAAAACTGGCTGCGGCTGCATCAGATCATGCTGGACCACGAAAACCGTATCAAAGCCTTGGAGGGCAAGAAATGACTGACGCACTTATGGATCGCATTAAAGCGCACCGCAGCGCCCCAGATGTTTACGATCCGCCAACATTTGACCAAATGGCCGACCGCATCGAGCAAACCGAAGCCAAGCTGACGAGGGCGGTGGAGTTTTTGAAAACTATGGCAGACTATAACAAATACGTCATTGCGCCATTTCTGGCTGAACTGGAGGGTGAGGATGACTAAGGCAGAGGATGCTACGAAGAAAGCTGATGCTTTGTTGAAGGCAGCGGATGCGCTTGCAGACACTTTACCCGCAAGAAGTCGTGAGTTGTTACGTTTGTGCAGCTACTATCGTGCAGTTGCCACTAAACTGAAGGAAGAAAAATGAAACTACTCGCCATCCTATTGATCACATGGATCGACGGGTCGCAGTCTGGTTACAATGTGCCAAACGATATGATCTGCGGCGATTTGATGGATGAAGCAATAGCCTTAGCTAAAGCCCATGACATGGAACACACCGAGATGCGTTGTATTTACACTAGCCAGATCATCGTCAGCCCACGGCCCCCGCCACGCCCAAAGGATTTGTCTTAATGATTGTGGAAATTCGCGGCCAAAGGTTTCCCACAGTCCGCGCAGCTGCGGCAGCAATGAACGTAACCGATGCCGCAATCTATTCAGCGCTGTTCCGTGGGCGCATGGACATGGTAGGGCTATGCACAACAAAGAAGCGGCCTGTCACCATCGAAGGCCTTCATTTCCCCACAATGGCAGCAGCGGCAAGAGCGCTTAACATCAGTTCATTGCACTTCAAGCGGTTGATAAACTCAACCAACCCAGCAACGATAGAGCGAGTGAAAGCAGCAGCTATCCGCTACAAGGAAAGCATTTCATGGAATAATCCAACGTAATCAACGCAATGCGCTAGGCTTTCTTTTTTGCAGCAAATGCGCTACAATAAGCACCACAGCATACGGGACGCGAAAGCACCGGAAAGGCGATGTTACGATGAAAAGCAAAACTGAATTTCCAGACTATAAAAAGCTGTCTGTGGCCGATTTGGTCCCTTATGCGCGAAACAGCCGCACACACTCCCCGCAACAGGTTGATAAGATCGCAGCCAGTATCCGCGAATTTGGCTTTCTCAACCCAATCATTGTCGATGGGCGCAATGGTATCGTGGCGGGGCATGGGCGCGTCCTAGCAGCGCAGAAGCTGGGCCTGTCAGAGTTACCAGTGATTGACGCAAGCCATCTCAGCGAGGCGCAGAAGCGGGCCTATGTCATCGCAGACAACCGCTTGGCGCTTGATGCAGGCTGGGACAATGAAATGCTGAAGATCGAACTGCAAGACTTGGAAGCAGATGGGTTTGACCTGTCGCTGACGGGTTTTGAGTTGGACGAGATCGGCGACCTGTTGGCAGAACCCATAACGGGCCTAACCGACGAAAATGCCGTGCCGGAAGTTCCTGCGGTTCCTGTTACGGTTGAGGGTGACGTTTGGCTGCTTGGTCGGCATCGGCTGATGTGCGGGGATAGCACCAGCATTGATGCGGTGGACAAGCTGATGGCTGGGCAAAAGGCGGATATGGTTTTCACCGACCCGCCCTATGGAATGTCATACGGCGGCGGACGTGCGGCTGGGTCCACAAAAAAAGGCGCGCTAGTTAAAGCCCACGGCATGATTAAGGGCGATGATCTAAAGGGCGACGATCTAATTGGTATGATACGGGACGCTGTCGGTTCGGCTATATCTGTTTGCAAGAGCGGCGCTGCAAAATATGTCTGCTTCCCTTGGCGGACATATTCCGAGTTTGAGGCTGCACTTCACCAAGTAGGAATGGTCGTTTCGGCCTGTATCGTTTGGGACAAAAAATCAATCTGTCTTGGCAATGCCAATTACAGGCCGCAGCATGAGTTCATCTTTTACTCAAAGGGCGATAGCTGGCATGGCGACAAGTCACAGTCGGATGTGTGGTATAACTCTCGCGGCGCGACAGGTGCTTATGTCCATCCAACACAGAAGCCAGTTGAACTGGTCGAAAAGGCAATAAACAATTCAAGCAAAGGTCAGGACGTTGTGATTGACGTCTTTGGCGGATCTGGATCAACCTTGATTGCTTGCGAAAAAACCGCCCGCGACTGTCGCATGATGGAACTGGACCCGAAGTATTGCGATGTCATCATCAAGCGGTGGCAGGACTTCACTGGACAGGAAGCAACGCTAGACGGCACAGATGAAACATTCGCCGCGCTTACGTCCAAGAGGATCGCAGCATGAGCCGGAACCCGCACGAGCCAAGTAAAGAAAGTCGGCAACTGGTCAAGCTACACGCAACCATCGGCACAACACAGGTCATCATTGCAGACATCCTTGGCATCGATGTCAAAACGCTGACAAAGTATTACAGGACCGAATTGGATCAGGCTGTGGCACAGGCTAACGCCTCGGTAGGGGGTGCGCTGTTCAACAAGGCCAAAGGTGGTGATACGACTGCCATGATCTTCTGGATGAAAACCCGTGCAGGCTGGCGCGAAAAGCATGACGTTGATCTGACAAGCAACGGTGGTCCGCTGACAATCCAGTGGAAAAATGCCGACAATTGAAATCCCGTATGCACCGCGCAAGCAGCTTCAGTCATTCCACAATCGCACGGAGCGGTTTGCTTGCATTGTGGCCCATCGCCGTTTTGGCAAGACAGTTGGGGCAATCAACGACCTGATCCGATCAGCAATCACAACCAAGCGGGAGAGTGTGCGCTGCGGTTACATTGCGCCCTACTACAATCAGGCCAAGGCCATCAGTTGGGATTACATCAAGCACTTCACAGCGCCCATCCCCGGCATGTCATACAACGAGAGCGAACTGCGGGCAGACTTCCCCAATGGCGCTCGTATTCGGCTATTCGGCGCAGACAACTATGACGCCATGCGCGGGCTGTATTTTGACGATGTGGTGCTAGACGAACCCGCAGACTTCCCCGCCAATGCTTGGCCCACAGTCATCCGCCCGGCTCTGGCAGACAGGCAAGGCCGCGCCACGTTTATCGGAACGCCCAAGGGCAAGAACGAGTTCTGGGAAATCTATGACAAGGCCACACGCGATCCGAATTGGTTTTCGCTGGTGCTTCCCGCATCGCAGACAGGCATCCTTCCACAGGTTGAACTTGATGATGCGTTAAAGACCATTGGCCCGGATCGCTACGATCAGGAGTTTGAATGCAGCTTTGAGGCGGCTATCATTGGGGCTTACTACGGCCAAGAAATGAAGAAAATGGCTGCGGACAAGCGCATTCGCAACGTGCTGCACGAACCGCAAGTGGGTGTCGTTACATCGTGGGACTTGGGCATGGATGACACGACATCCATCATCTTCGCCCAGTTTGTCGGCAACGAGGTGAGGATCATTGACCACATCGAGGACAGCGGTCAGGGGCTGGCCTATTACGCCCGCCTGCTGTCGGATAAGCCTTACACCTACACGGCCCACATACTGCCCCACGATGCCCGTGTGCGCGAACTTGGCAGCGGTATTTCCCGCATTGAGACACTGGAAGGCTTGGGCATTCGCAACATCACAATCGCGCCAAACATCCCGATTGAGGACGGCATTCAGGCTGTGCGAAACGGATTGGCTAGAACGTATATCCACGAAGGGCAAACACGCCTGATCGAAGCGCTGCGGCAGTATCAGCGCGATTGGGACGAGCGGTCAAAGACATGGCGATCTAAGCCAAAGCATGACCACACATCACACACGGCTGACAGCCTGCGCTATCTGTTCGTGGGCTATCGTCCCGTGGATGATGATTGGAACACCCCAATCAAGCGGAACTTAAAGGGGTTTGCCTAGCGTGATGCCTACAGATGTGCTAATGTGCCAACATTCATAAATGGGGGTGACCATGAAGAAGTCCGAAAAGATTGCCAAAGTGATGGGCGAGTATAAGCGCGGCACTTTGCATGGCGGCATCGATCCCAAAGGCCCAAAGAAAGCGCCTGTTGTTACATCTCGTAAGCAGGCTGTTGCAATCGCACTCTCACAAGCAGGAAAAGGACGTAAGAAATGAAGAAACCAACTCCGAAGTTTACGCCGTGCAAAGGTTGCCCGAACCCCGCCAAGTGCAAGGCTATGGGTAGCTGCATGATGAAGGGCAAGAAGTAATGGCTGGCGGTCTTTATGCAAACATCGCCGCCAAGAAAGCCCGCATCAAGGCCGGATCGGATGAGAAGATGCGCAAGCCCGGCGCTAAGGGCGCTCCATCTGCGGCTGCGTTCAAGGCATCTGCCAAGACTGCAAAGAAGCCAAAGTAATGCCAAAGACGCCCGCATGGCAACGATCTGAGGGAAAGAACCCCAAGGGCGGACTGAATGCCAAGGGCCGTGCGTCTGCCAAGGCCGAGGGTATGAACCTAAAGCCCCCAGTTAAGACCGGGGATAATCCGCGCCGAGCATCATTTTTGGCGCGGATGAGCGGCAATGACGGGCCTGAACGCGATAAGGATGGAAAACCCACGCGATTGCTGCTATCACTGCAAGCATGGGGCGCAAGTAGCAAGTCTGACGCCAAGGCTAAAGCCAAGGCCATCTCGGCCCGCAACGAGGCAAAGAAGAAATGACCATATCGACATACGCCTTGCTAAAGTCGGTTATCGCAGATTTCGTCAACCGCGAGGATTTGACCAGCGTCATTCCCACGTTCATCACGTTGGCTGAAGCTGATATGCAGCGCAAGGTGCGTCATTGGCGTATGGAAGAACGATCAACGGCCCAGCTAGATACGCAGTTCTCAGCTATTCCCGCAGATTGGGCAGAGACGATCCGTTTCTACCTGACCACGGGTGAGACATCGCGGCTAGAGTTGATAAGCCAAGCGGAACTGATCGACCGCAAGCAGCGCGATGGCAATGTGACAGGTCGCCCGTATTACTACGCCATGACAGGCTCACAGTTTGAACTCTACCCCGTCCCTGACGGAACCTATGCTGGCGAGTTGGTCTATTTCGCAAAAATCCCTGCTCTGTCTGATGCGGATACGACAAACTGGCTGCTGACAAATGCGCCTGATGCGTATCTCTACGGCGCATTGCTGCACTCAGCGCCTTACCTCAAGGACGATGCCCGCATCCAGCTTTGGGCAGGGCTGTATCAATCTGCAATCGACGGCTTGAATATATCTTCAGAAGATGCGCGGCACAGCGGAACTGGCCTGCGTATGAAAATCAGGAGCATCTGATGTCACTTACAAACTCTTTCGAAACCAGCGTCCTAACATATCTGCTGACCACTGGAACGGCTTCGCCTGTTCGCCCCACAGTTTGGTATCTCGGCCTGTTCACAGCAGCGCCCGGGGAAGCTGGTGGCGGCACTGAACTTTCTGGCAACGGATACGCCAGACAGGCCATTACATTCACAGTGAGTGGCGACACAGCATCTAACAACGCAGCGCTTGAATTTCCAACGGCAACTGCAAGCTGGGGAACCATCACCCATGTTGCGGTGTTCGACGCTTTGACAACTGGCAACATGATTGCATATGCAACGTTGACGGCTTCCAAGGTTATCGACACGGGCGATGTTCTGCGCGTTCCATCTGGCGACCTTGACATCACACTGACCTAAGGGGGATTGCTGTGGCGGTCTATCGCACAGGCTTTGGCACTGGCGCTTATGGCGTAAGGGTCTTTGGGCTTGATGGAAACATTGCCGATGCGAGTGCAGTAGCCTCTGCGTCTGTTAGCGTTTCTGCGGCGGCACAGCGTATTCAGAACGTATCCGCTACGGCTTCCATCGTAACCTCAACAGCGACCGCTGCTGTCAGGTTGCGTGAAGTAAGCGGAACTGCGGCTGCGGTTGCATCTGTTTCTGCGTCTGCACAGCGCATTCAACAGCCTTCTGCATCTGCGTCTGCATCGGTTAGCGTTTCATCAGCAGCGCAGCGCGTAAGGACGGCTGATGCAGCTGCGTCTGCGGCATTTAGCACATCAACGGCAGCTGTGCGCGTTAGAAGCACATCGGCGGCAATATCGGCAATCACAACTGCAACGGCTTCAAGCGAATCTGTGGTCAACGCATCTGCGTCTGCGTCTTGTGTCGTTGAAACTACCAGCGCTTGCGAACGTGTGAGGTTAGGTAGTGCGCTTTCCTCTATTTCGTGTATAGTAACAATAACGGCGATCAAAAAGTGGGAGCAAGGCTCAGACACTTCCGAGACGTGGACGCCTCTAGGTGACACATCGGAGACTTGGACTGCTCAATCAGATACGGCAGAGACATGGGCTGCACAATCTGATACAAGTGAAGCATGGACGCCTGTTTCAAACACGGCGGAAACTTGGACATTAGCGGCATAAGGGCGGCTCAAAATGGCAGACACAACCACCACGACTTTTGGATTGACTAAGCCAGAAGTGGGCGCATCCGAGGACACTTGGGGAACCAAGATCAACACAAACTTGGATAGCCTAGACGATCTCTTGGACGGCACTACTGCAATCAAGCCAAACTTGACTGCAAGCCAATGGAAAATCGGCGGAACGGCTATCACGACAACGGCTGCACAGTTGAATTTTGTCACTGGCGTGACCTCCGCCATTCAAACCCAGATTGATGCAAAGGCTGCATTGGCATCCCCTGCATTTACAGGCCAAGCATCCTTCGCAGACGGCACAGCAGCAGCGCCATCAATCGCCCACACGGGTGACCTTAACGCGGGCCTATTCTTCCCCGCTGCGGATATTGTGGCTGTGGCTACGGCAGCCACAGAACGTATGCGTATCGACGCCTCTGGCAACGTGATGGTGGGAATTACTGCAACAACTCAAACTCCTGTAACTGGTGTAAATATTACTCCTCAAGGAAATGTTGGAGTTGGTCACGTTACAGGAACAGCAACTGGAAGTAACTATATTACGTTTAATTATAATGGATCATTGATTGGGCAAATAACCCAAAACGGAACTACGGGCGTTCTTTATAACTTAACATCTGATTACCGCTTGAAAAATGACCAACAACCGCTAACGGGCGCTAAAGAATTTGTTATGGCTCTCCAGCCTAAGAAGTGGCAATGGTGGGACGGTTCTGGCGAAGGTGTTGGCTTCATCGCGCACGAGTTTATGGAAGTTGCTAAGTATTCAGGTAACGGTCGGAAAGACGCTGTGGATGCAGATGGTAAGCCTGTATATCAAGCAATTCAGCCGTCAAGTAGCGAAGTAATGGCAAACCTTGTTTCTTTCATCCAAGAACAGCAAGCCATCATCACCGCCCTAACCGCCCGCATCGCCGCACTAGAGGCATAAGCCCAGAAAGGATATTGCGAATGACAACCACTTGGAGCATCGCTCAACTGGACCGCAACGCTGCTAATGGCGGCGTAACCACGGCTCACTGGCGTGTTGAGGCAGTTGACGGGGATTATTCCGCATCGGCTTATGGTTCGGTAGGGTTTACACCTGACGCCAGCGCACCAGACTTTAAGCCTTACGACCAACTGACACAGGCTGACGTGCTGGCATGGGTTTGGGGTTCGGTTGACAAAGCTGAGGTAGAAGCCTCGCTGGCACAGCAGATCGCGGCCCAGAAGAACCCCGTCACCCTTAACGGATTGCCTTGGTGATCTGATGCCGCTTGTCCCGCTTGCCATTCCGCCGGGTATTTATCGCAATGGGACTGATTATCAAGCATCAGGCCGCTGGCGTGACGCTAGTCTAGTTCGATGGACAGATGGAACCATGCAGCCTATCGGGGGCTGGGTGTCACGGGCAACCGTCTCGTCAAACAAAAAAGTGCGGGGTTCCATCGCATGGAGTGACAACAGCGCCGTTCGACGGATGGCTGCTGGAACCTATGAAAAGCTGTTTGCAATCTCAGCCTCAAACACTGTCACAGACATCACGCCAACCAGTTTCACGACAGGAGATGAAATTGCGACAAACAACCTTGGCTTCGGCGGCGGGTTTTATGGTGATTATTTATACGGCACTGCGCGCCAAGACGATGGGAGTTACAGCGAAGCCACGACATGGAGCTTGGACACTTGGGGCGAATATCTGATCGCCTGCTCCAGCAAGGACGGCAAGATTTACGAATGGCAACTCAACACTGCCAATGATGCCGTTGTCATAACAAACGCGCCCACGAGCAATCTAGGGATTGTTGTAACCGAAGAACGCTTTTTGTTTGCCCTTGGCGCTGGCGGTGACGTTCGCAAAGTGCGGTGGTGCGACCGCGAAGACAACACAGTCTGGACTGCCGCAGCGACAAACGAGGCTGGCGACATTGAGCTGCAATCAAGCGGCCAGATCATGCTCGGCATCAAGGCGCGTGGGCAAACACTTATCCTTACTGATCTAGACGCCCACTCAGCAACATATCAAGGCCCGCCCTTCGTCTATGGCTTTGAGCGGGTTGGATCGTCCTGCGGGGCTATTTCACGGCGCTGCGCGGCTTCTGTGGATCGCGGTGTGTTTTGGATGGGAACCCGTGGCTTCTTTGCATTCGCTGGTGGTCAGGTTCAAGACGTCCCCTGCGAGGTATTGGATTACGTTTTCAACAACATAAGCGCATCGCAAAGAAGCCTTGTCCATGCCGTGACAAACTCCAAATTCAACGAAATTTGGTGGTTCTATCCGTCCGCAGCAAGCACCGAATGCGACAGTTATGTCGTTTTTAACTATGAGGAAAACCACTGGACGATTGGAACGCTTGCGAGAACATCCGGCATCGATGCTGGCGTGTTTGCTAATCCTGTTTGGTTTGGAACGGATGGCATCGCATACAACCAAGAGACTGGCTCTAACCTAACCGCTGAAACTGTTTTTGCAGAAAGCGGCCCGTTCGAGATTGGCTCTGGCGATACGACAATGATGGCGTCCATGCTGATCCCAGACGAAAAGACGCAGGGACAGGTAACTGTCACATTCAAGACGCGGTTCCATCCCAACGACACTGAGCGGAGTTACGGTCCCTATAGCATGGCAGCACCAACCGATGTGCGGTTTACAGGCCGACAGGTTTCCATGCGCGTTATTGGCTCAGGCACTGCAAGCTGGCGCTGGGGCGTTCCGCGCATTGATGCGATGCCGAGTGGCCGTCGATGAGGTTTGGCATCCCGCCTATCGGTCAGGATGTTCGGCTCTGGGGCGAAGACTTGCGGCGTTTCTTGGCACGGTTTTGGGACAATCTCAGCTTTAAAACCACTGCATCAACGCCGACAGAAAATGGCGTTTTGCTATGGGATAATGTTAACGGCTACCCTGTTGTTTCAAAGAACAACGAATGGCGGCAAATTGTTTTGGCAGATGGCCGAGCTATTTTTTCTCAGGATGCAGCAATTACCGCAGCCGCAGCAAACACGGCTTATGCTATTGAGTTCGACGCGCCATCTCTTGCGTCTGGCATTACAAAAAGCGGGACAAACCCAACAAGGATTGTGTTTGCCGAAGGCGGATTATATCGTATTTCATTTACGGCCCAGATAACATCTTCGTCAAGCTCCACAGTTGAGATGAGGTTTTGGCCGCGTGTTAACGGAACGAATGTGGCTGGTAGCACGATGGTTGGCAGCTTGCACAATAACGGATCAACTACCGTTGTATGCCGCGATTCAATCTTTCAGTTTTCCGCCAATGATTATTTGGAAGCAATGTGGGCCACAGACAGGACTAGCGGATTTCTGGAAGCACACGCTGCAACTGCTTATGCGCCGGCATCACCATCTGTAACCTTATCAGTCTCAAGGGTGCAGGCATGACGTTATTTGAGCATTGCCGTAAATGGATTGAAGATGCTCTAGGGTATAGCGGCGGCACTCACGAGTTTCAGGATGTTGTCGATGGCATCCTAAGCGGGCGGATGCAATTGTGGCCCGCAGAAAGGGGGTGCGCTGTCACTGAGATTGTGCTATACCCTAAGAAAAGTGTCCTGCACGTTTTTTTAGCTGGCGGTGAAATGGAAACGATCATCAACATGATTGACTCCGCCGTTGCTTGGGGAAAAACACAGGGCTGCACATCAATGACAATCGCTGGACGCCGTGGCTGGGAGCGAGTTCTTGCAAAGCACGGATACAAGCCAGTGATGACAGTGTTGGAAAGGGACTTCGAATGAGCGGTGGCGGCGGTAAAGGCGGATCGACAACATCAACGGTCAAAATTCCTGCTTGGCTCGAACAAGCGGCACAGGCAAATATTCGACGCGCTGAAGATGTGGCAGCACTTGGCAATGTTCCATACTACGGCCCAGACGTTGCGGCGATGACGCCGATGCAGATGTCAGCGGGTCAGGGCATTAACACAGCGGCAGGGGCGTTTGGTCTTGGGACCAATGACCTGTCAATGGGTATGCCTGCACCACAGACGTTTGCTGGCGGTGTGCAGGGCTATAGCTCCGGCGGTCTGTATGATCAGGCTTTGCGCGAATTACAAACCCGCGCTCCGGGTCAATATGACGCCATCACAAATATGTTCATCAATCGGCAAA